ATTTAGGGAAAGAAGTTAACTACGATAGTTTTTAAAGGAATGGTAGTAGGTTATAATATACTATTAGAATGTTTAATCTTATCTTTTGTTGAAGATATTGGTTGGAATACTATTGAATATACAGATATTATTCTTCTATGTAGTCCTCTCAATCGTAGTTATGCTCTTGTTTATCCTAAGAATTATAAAGAACAACTTATATTATGAACGATGTAACTGATATTTATAATGAAGCTGCTAATAAATGGTCTGCTAACAAAGGTGTGGGTAGTATTATTCTATCAGAACCATTAAGTGTAATGAACTTCGTTACTATGGTGCTAGATAAAATGGTAGCTAAAACTCCTGAACTAACGTCTCTTATAATAACAGAGACTATGGAAGATAGAGCTAACATTACTTATTATCTTGACAATACTTCTGAACTAAAGGAGATTCACAAACAGTTAATTACTGATAAGAGATGTCTTATACTTACTCGTGAATATGTTGAACATTCTCCATATAAACCGAGTGCTAATAGTCATAAAGATGTACTTATTACTATTAATGTTAAGAAGTTCCGAAAAATTGCAGAGAAGTATAATGGTAATTACTTTAAGTTTAAATTACTTGCTACCAATTCTATTGATAGTGTTGCTGATAATGCTGTACTTATGTATAAGTATGCGCCTAAAGTATATGAAATTAATTATGCTCACTTAATTAATCGTTCTATTCATTCCCCCATAAAGGAGTACCAAAAGGGTGTTGTCCTAACTGATGCTGATAGAATCTATTATGATAGATGTAGCCAATATATTAATGAAAGTGTTACTATATTTGGTAGTTTTGATAAGTTAGAAGAATGTCGTACTGGTAATCCTATACTAAATATTGCAGCTGAAACTTGTAGATTGCAAGTAGCGGAAAGTAATGGTTGGTCAGCTAAAATGGATATGACTGATGCTATGTGTCGTAAGATAGATGAACTATATAATCCTAGTTCTTTAATTGAGAGAGTTAATCAAACTTATAACATTATCAGAGAAAGAACTAAGATAGTAACTGATAATATTGTTAAGCTAGATGCTATACTTGATATAGTTAAGGAAAATATAGGCAAGAGAATACTAATTATTTCAAAGAATGGAGTATTTGCCAGTAAAGTAACAGAATATCTAAATGCTAATATAAAGTATGAGGGTAAATCTATTATGACTAATGGTGAGATATTCCAAACTGGAATAAGTATATTACAGTATGATTATTGCGGAAACTATCATAACGATATGGAAGGAATACAGGCTTATGACAAAAACGGAAAACCTAAAGTATATAAATCAGGAGCTAAAGTCGGACAGCCTGTAATCATAAAAGCTCAAGCCCAAAGAACGCGAAATTTGGAACTGTTTAATGACGACTATATGAAAGTATTGTCGGCAAATAATTCTATTGATACGAGCTTTAAAGGAGTTGTAGACGTTGTAATTTTCACGTCACCTCTTTGTAGCTCCATACGAGACTTAAAATATCGAATACCTAATCTATCTTTTAGTTCTGTACCTAACATTATATATAAGATATATTGTCGAGGTACGAACGAAGAGAAGAAGTTAATAGAGACGAAAGGAGGAAAAGACTATGACATAGTTAAAGATAGTGAAATTGATTTCATAATAGGAGAATAATTGATGCTAGTCTTTGGAGTTAACAAAGAAATTAGTATCTTTGTAGAGTAATCAATAAGCGACCTTTGAAATAATGGAAGAAGTAAAGACAGAGAATGAAAGAACTCTAGCTAAGACAGAACCAAAAGCAAAATCAAATAATAGTAGTATGATTATGGCTTCTGCTATTAATACCCTAGACATTTACAATCCCGATGATAGGAGTAAGTTAGAGTTGTATCTGAAATCAGTAATGTCTAGTGATAAGTGCGGTATTAAGACTATTCAAGACGGTCTTGCAATATATAGCCGCGCTAAAGAGTTAGGTTTACCGTTTACTAGTTGTATTGAACATCTAGGAGTTATTAATGGTAAAACTACATTAGACGTTCACTTAATCAAAGCATTATTATTGAAGGCAGCTATAACATGGGAGTGCACAAAAGATTATATAGCTCTGTATGAATATACAGACGGTAATAATGTTTATATAGATAGTAAGATACCTGACTATTGTAGGCGATTCAAAAGCAAGAGAGAAGCTGATGAATTTAATGCTAGTGCTGATAATGACGAAATTGGTATTTATCCAGTTAGAAATTATCAAGATTATAACGGTACAATCTACAAGGAATATCAGTTGAATAATAAGTTCGGTGTTGCAGCTAATCAACAACAAGCTAAAGATATTGCAGCGAAAGGATTAGTTCCAATATTCCGAATACCTAATGTTCCTTGTGATTATATTACTGAATATAAACTTACTCGTATAGTAGATAATAGAGTTATTACTAGTATTGGTCATTTTAGTTATAGCGACGCTGTAACTGCTGGACTTGCTAGTAAAGATACTTATACTAAGTATATGAGAACACTTATCGGTCATAGAGCTTTTACGCTTGCAGCTCGTGATATAGCGTCCGATGTCATACTTGGTTGTATGGAAACAACAGAAGCTAAGATAGTGAACAATATGAGTATTGATGATGCTGATATTGTAGAGATTTGATAGTAATAGAAGTCTAACTATTACTAATCAATAGATACGAAATAAGACAAAACTTTACGCTAACAATGAGCTATATGCTCACTTTTAATAATTAATTATTAATCATTTAAAATTTTACAATTATGGGACTTCAATTTGGATTTTCCGCAGTACAGAGTGGTAAGAGAGTAATGCAATCTAGTAACGAACCTACATTGACAGCTAACAGCACTAAAGCTAAGTTTAGTCTTACAGGTGCAGTTACTCGTATCATGGGTCTTGTTCCTGGCGATACAGTTCAGTTTATTAGTAATGTTGCTGATATTGATGCAGCTATTGCTGAACGTGATGCTGAAGTTATTGCATGGTGCGAAGCTAACAATGTTGAATTTGGTACAGAAGCTGCTCGTGCTGCACTCATCCAAACCTTTGGCGAATATGGTATCTGTAAAGGTGTACCTTTGTTCGAGAAAGACGGTAAAGTTAAACTTGTTGGTGTTCGTATGACAGCTGAACAAAAAGCTGCTGCTTTTGAACTGAACAAAGAGAAGATTGCAGAGGAACTTGGCAAGTCAGTAGAAGAAATCACTATTGATGATTATGCTCCTGTTACTCGTGCTTACTCTGGTGCACGTACTTCTACTTCTTCCAATCTTAATGGTGTTGGTTTGCCGTTGACTTTCTCTGATTCCAGTATGTGGAATGAACTGAAAGAGAATCTCGGTGAAGATGCAGAGAAAATCAACCGTGTATTCGAGGTTAAACTTAACGAACCTTTCTCTGTTGCTGTTGAAACTGGTAGAGTTATCGGTGACGAAAAAGAAACTGTTGAAGTTAGTGCTTACAAGATTGTCTTCCAGTCTGATGAAGAACCTTCTGTTCGTCAGTCAGCTAAATAAGACTTCTTCCAGTAATAGCTAGATTATAAAGAGCTAAATTCTTAATTGAATTTAGCTCTTTTTTATTGGCTATAATTTTGAAATTTATTATATTTGGAAACTTTGCAATAAACAATAGCAAGCCTGTACAACTTGTTATTGCTAGTATTAATCTTTATAAAAACAATTTTTATGAGTACTCAAAAAGAAGGAACTGCCAAAGTAGATGAATCAGTAGTAAATCAACCAGCTAATAGTGCTGCAACTACTGCTCCTAAAAAGCGTCGTAGAGGTATTAGTAATGAAACAAGAACTACTTCTCGTAAGAAGTTCTCTCACAAAGATGCTATTAATAATCTTTGGTTATTTGTTGGTCATCTCCATGCTCGTGTTGCTTGGGTAACTATGAAGGAAGATAACAATATGCGTCCAGCATTTGCAGGAAAAGCTATTCCACAGCTTGTTATTGAAGCTACTTCTCTTCATACTAATCCTGCTGATGTTCGTGTTGCTAGTAAGACATTTTGGCCCTATGAAAGTAATGTTGACTATATTCCTGGTGGTGCTAAAGAGAAGTTTATTAATATGGACTTTGCTTGGATAAAACACTTCCTTGATGTAGTTGTATTTAAAGGTCGTGAAATGACTGACGAAGAATCTGAAATGCTTGAACTTGGTTATGTTGATTATGATGATAATGGTCAGTATGAACCAGTTGAAGTAGAAGATGTTATTAAGGCTTGGGGAGTTCTGTTTGACAATGTAGTTAAACTTGTTGAAACAGGTGGTGAGAATGGTAAGTCTGCATTACTTGATAAAGTAGGCAACCAAAGACAGTTTTGGTTCAGACTTAATCGTTACTACAAGAACAAAGGTGATTGGGCTTTCTCCGGTCAAGGTTCAGAAGAAGGCGACTTAGTATTTCCGAACATTGTCGGACAAGGTATCTTTGAAGAGAAGTTCATGTTAGATGCTACTCATTTCAAAGAACCTAGTCTTATGTTTGATATTACTAAGGAACGTATTGCTCCTATGGACGGTGTTCAATCAAAACAAAAGAAAGCTCCTAATCTTGCAGCTGCCCCAGGTATTGGTAGTATTGCAATGGGTGCAGGAATTGTTCAACCTAGTATGGGTGGTATGCCAAACTTTGGTGCGGCAGGTGGTTTTAATCCAACTGAAGGTTCTGCATTTGCTCCTGATTCAGAAGACAATGGTGGACTTCCATTCTAAGTAATCCAAATATATTTCGTTAATAATGTTATAAGCCTAGTGTAAAACTAGGCTTATTTTATCTAGTTATACTATGCGTAGAGGAATAAGACAAGACTTAACAAAAGAGTTTATATTATCTAAGGTTAGTCAGGAAATGATTATGGCTAAGTATATGGGTATACCTGTATCAGTAGTTAACGATTGTGTTGAAAACAATGTTCTTATATGTTCTCCTTTACGTGTTGATAATCATCCTACTTTAGGTTTCGCTTTCAATAATAAACATAAGCTAAAAGTTAGAGATTTTTCAGGCGTACTGTTTGGCGACTGTTTTGACTTAGTAGCTTATATTCTAAGTTTTAAAACTGGTCGTCATATAAATGTTGCTAATAAGGCAGATTTCTATTATGTATTAAAGCACATAGCTTATACTTTCCGTAAGATAATATATGACGGAGAAGTTGACGATGAGAATGAAATTCTACTTAAACAAGTAATATCTAAAATCAAAGCAAGTAAACCTATTATTGAAATAGCTACTAGAAGTTGGAATAATAACGATAAGAATATTTGGAAAAAATGGGGAATTGATCTTCATTGGCTTAATACTCATTTTGTCTATCCTGTTGACCAAATGTATATTAATAGATATTGTCAACCTATTCCTAAATATAAGTATAAAGAATCTGACCCTTGTTATGCTTATGTTACTGGACTAGATAGTAACGGTATTTATAATATTGAATGTTACTTTCCTCTTCGAGATAGAAGTAAGGGAGAAGTAAAGTTCATAACCAATCATAATGGTCTAGTTGGAATACTTAATCTTGATAAGCCTAAGTATGATATAATTATTATAACTAAATCATATAAAGACAATCTAGCATTAAGTAATTGGTTACATTCCTATCCTTTAAGGGGGAATTTGTCAGAGTCTAAAATAGGAGTAATTAATGTTACTTCGGAGAGCTACGTTCTTAAAGATTACGAATATAATTGGCTTCAATCTAAACTAAATGACGGTGGAATACTTGTTTCATTCTACGACTGTGACCTGACCGGTGTACATGGTGCTCGTAGGTTACGTAAAGAATATGGTATTATACCTATTGTTATTCCTAGAAGTTATGGAGCTAAAGATTTCTCGGAGCTAATTACTATGTATTCTAAAGAAACTATTAATTTATTCATAGAACAAACAGAATCATTATTTGAATATGATTAGAGAAGAAGAATATAAGCCGCTGCCTAAAGCGCAAGAAGAATTGCGAGTGATTAACTTTAACTCATTCGCACCATTGAGAAGAATAGCTATAAATAGTTTCGGTAATAGTGGAGCTGTTCATAGCTATTATTTTATGTACCCTTTAACAGATGAAGAAGAGAGTTACTTAAACCATATTAAGCAACAAATGATTGATAATCCTAATACATTGTTTCGTATTTCATTGTCTGACGGTACACCAATAGATTTCTCTAAGATAAAAATCTATGGTAACTTTGACTTTGATAATGTAGAACATATTGCGATTATTAAAGAGTACTTGGCTAAAGACTTGTACAGTTCTCATAAGATACCTAGAGAGTTCAATTATGAAGCTAATACTTCGGTATCTAAAGGAAACTTTATACAGTGGACTGAAAGTACTGATTATCTAAAGTGTTTCAAGTTCTATCATGCGAGAATAGGTAAACCAAATAAATACATAATTGTAGGACTTACAGCAAATGAAGTTAAATACAAATCCGTTTAGTTACGAGTTAGACGAATCGGATATTAGGATGATTAGACATAACTGTAATACTAAAGGTATTCCTGATACTATTGCTAATTATCTTCATGAATTAGATTTACCTAATTATCCTTATATTCAGACTATTCATTTCAGATATAAATGGATAATGAAAGCTCTCTTATATTTAGGATACGATAAAGAATCTCTTGAAAAGATTCATGAAGCTAATCTTAAATATGAAGAAACTCATCCTCCTATTATTTACGAAAAGAAAAGAGGTGGAACTAATAAGACTAGTGCTAAACGAATTACTAAATCTTCCCCCATAAAGGAGTGTGGATTTGTTGCATCTTCTTCTAATGGTGGAAAATCCGTTGCAACTCCTGTCAATTCTAAAGTTAGAATTATTGTTATTGAAACTAATAAGTCTATGATTATTGATAGAGAAGTTGCTATTGGTCTTATGCGTGAACAACCTAACAAATATAAAATTGAAGAATTATGAGCGAATCGAAAAGTATTATTCTTTATAAGCGTAATGCACAAGGTAAACCAATCTTTTGGTCAGCTGAAATACTAGGACACAAGATTATACTAAAGTATGGTATTGTTGGTAAAGAAGGAACTACATCTGAATATGTTCCACCTAGAGGTGTTGAGAAAGAATGGAAAACTATTGTTGCAGCTAAGCGTAGAGAAGGAGGTATGGAACTGTCTGAATTATATGATGCAGCTCCTCAAGAAATACCTAATATTGAGGCTTTGAAATATTATCTTGATATGTATCTTCCTAAATACAATACTAATAATGAAGGATTTGTTCTTCCTATGCTAGCTAAGATATATGAATATAATAACGAACAAAACCTGTTAGCTCAAATTAAGATTAACGGTGTTCGTTGTAATATATCAGCTGTTATGCGTGGTGAAGGATTCTTTAAAACTAAAGGTCTTGTATTTCATAGTCGTAAAGGACTTGAATATAAATGTCCTGTATTGGAGAATATATTGCTTGATGATGTTATTACAGATAAGCTATTCAATCGTATGTTAGAAGATAATTTAGTATTAGACGGAGAATTATATATTCCAGGTCTTGAACTAAATGATATTCTAAGTGCTGCCGAGAATCTTAAAAGTCCGTATAATCGTTTTCTTCAATTTTGGTGTTATGATTTAGCTATTGATGATATGATTCAAACTAGTCGTATATCATTATTGCAGACAGAGTTCGGTAAGTTTAAGATGCCTAGTTACGTTAATGCTAAAACTATTCTTAATTATCACATGAATAATAAGAATCGTTTCGTTCTTATTCATACTTATGATAATGTAAATGGAGATGAAGATATTATTAGATATCGAGACATCTTTGTTGAAGCTAAGTTCGAGGGAGCTATTCTTCGAAATCCTTATGCTACATATCAGTTTGGTAAACGTAATTCTACTATGTACAAAAGTAAACCAATATTAGACGGTAAGTTCAAAATTCTAGATATTATTCCTGAAGGAGCTAAACGACCTAACTTTAGTAAGTTTGTTCTTCGTAATGATATTAATGGTGAAACATTTGAATGTATACCAGTTGGTGATGCTTCTACTCGTCAAAGTTATCTTATTAATAAAGACAAGTTTATTGGAAAGATAGCGTTTGCTGAATTTAGATGTAGGTCAGGTGTCAAGGAAGTCCCCTCACATGGAAATGTTATAAAAATACTTGATAATGAGCCTACAAGATTACCAAATAATATCGAAAAAGAAAGTTAATTATAATCAATCTTATATAGATTATAAGAAGAAGAAACTGATAATAAAAGACATACATCTGAAAGATAAACTAAGGATGCTTATAATGTCTAAGTTCGACCCAATAGAAGGACAAGACGGTATGTATCTAGGTTTTGTTACAGATAATGTTCTAGGTCAGTGCCGAAATGTATCTGTTTCTGATTATGGTTATTATTCTGTTTCTGCATCTGACATTATACAAATTCTTAATGTTAAGTCAGATACTAATGTTAAGTTAGTAAAAGAAGAAGAGGATGATAACCTTGTAGTATATAAGTTGTTAAAGTAAGTCGTGGTTTGATTCTTGCCCTATCATTAGTCGAAAAATTAATGGTAGGGCTTTTTGTTGTTCCCCTGTAAAGCTAAGTGTTACTACTATATATTCTGATTGTGAGATAAATCGTCAGCTTATACTCAAAGAGGACTGTCGGAACGTATAGGAAACAACGCTCCTTTATGGGGGAAATCAACGAGAATACCCGATATTTTGTCTCTGTACGATTTACTATGCTAACCTTAACAACTGTATTATTTTTGCATTGCGTTTAACAGTGAGCCTTAGAATCGCTCTCTGCGTATGCTGAAAAACAGTAAGATTTTCTTTGCTCTGATAATAAGATTAATTATATTTGTAAAACCAATAATGGAAAAGAAGCAGATAAAAGCTAAATATATAGTAGTTAAACAACCTGATGATAATGTTGTATATAGAAACAATATTAGATTCATATATATTGTAATAACCCGTGAAGAACTATCTAAGAAAATCGACAATTATCTTGATGGTAAGATTAAAAGGACTGCTGGTGTTTATGCTCCTCTTGATTTGTTTGCCCATCTTGCTAAGCGTAGGAAAGTGTATTCTTATGAAGAAGCTAAACAACGTGCACGTTATTTAAATAGAAAGTATGGAAGAAGTTAAAAACACAGTCAGATTCGTTACTATTCCTAATTTTCCTAATTATTGTATAGGAGAAGACGGAAGAGTTTGGTCTGATAATCGTAAACGTTATCTTAAATGGTATCGTGGAAAAGGTTGTGAAAGACCTCATGTCACATTGTTTCACAATGGTAATAGTGCTAAGCTATTTATAGCTACTCTCGTTGCTAAAGCATTTGTTACTAATCCTAAACCTAATGTATATAAATATGTTAGGTATAAAGACGGTAACAGTGCTAACAATCATTATACTAATATTGAATGGTGTAGAAATCAAACTGGAAGTAAGTATGGAAAATGAAATGAAAAGTATTTTAGATATTATAGCTGAAATAAGTAAGAAAGATAAGAAGAAACAAGTATTCATTCTTATTAATCTTATAAATCAGTTAAAAAGTACTCGTATAGAGGCTAACAGCAATTATGAAGATTGTAAGCTTTCTTATACTCGTAGAACAGATAATTATATTGGTAACTTCAAGCTGATGCTATTTAAGAAACAATTAGATTGTCTGGATATGATTATTGAAAACTTAGATTCTTATCTTGACGAATTATTAAGCAAATAGTATGGATAGAGCTAAAATCTTTCAAAGTGTCATTAAAGGAACTAATTTCTTTACTCCTATTATTGATAGTTATCATACTGTTGGTAATCATATTATAGAGCTAAGTTGTTCTGAAAAAGATAATCAACATGGACTCTATAATAGAGAAGTTAATGGTATAACCTTCAAAGGTAAGTATGGTGTTACTGTTATTACTAATGAAGGAAATGGTTGGAAGCGTAGTACTGAATTAGATAAAGTGTGTGATTCTCGTGATGAAGCTATTAAATATATTAAATCATTAGATAATGCATAATAGTGAGATAATTCCTGCTCTTATTGCTAGAATAAGACAGAATAATACAGATAATGTAGTTATTCGTAGTAAACTATATAAGTTGTTGAACGATGTTACCAATAAGTTTAATGATGTTATTAAAACTACTCCTCGTATTATAGACTTTCAAAATATGTCTAATGAACAAGTACTTGAACATTATTATCTAAGTGTTGGTGCTGAAAGTCTTTGGGATTCTCGCGAGCTTATTATGAAAGCTATATCTGAACAGAATAAGTTAATCAAAGAAGAATATGATAACAGTAATAAATGATAAAGAACTTGGTAAAGTTGAGATAGTTACTCAACAATATCAAGTGGGTCTTTATGTAGCTATTTATAAAAACAAAAGATTAATTAATCAATTTGGAAGTAATCTTAAAGAAGCTGTATATCATAGGAAAGTTCGTATTAGAGCTATTAAAAGAGGAGATACTATCGTTGAAGGAACTGTTTTTGAAATTAAAAGTAAATATCCGATAAACGTATTTGAAAATGAAAGTTCTAAAGAAGTTAGTGAATAGACTATTAAAACTAACTAAAAAGGATAATTCTCCTAGATGCCATGATTGTGAAAGGTGGGGAACTATGGATTGTCCTATTAGTTATATGTGTTATTCTACTAAAGATAAACCTTATTTTAAATCAAGATATAATGGGAAGTAGTTTATTTAGTATTAAAGCCGAGTTGCAGGATATTATCTTGCAACTCGAAGAAGGTGAAGCAACAGAAGAAATTGTTGCTAAACTAGGTATTACAGAAGATAATCTTAAAGACAAGATTGCTGATTATCTTCAAGTAATTAAACGTTATCAATGTGACGTTAAAGAATGTAGTGACGAAGTTGCTCGTGTTAACCAAATTAAGAAAACAAGAGATAATACTCTTAGACGTCTTAAAGATGCTGTTCTTGAAGCCGTTCTTATGTTTGGTTCTACTAGTAAGTCAGGTAATAAAGTTATTGAGGGTAGTACTTATAAAATCTATTCTCGTAATATAACTACCACTGTATTAGATGATATTCGTATCTCTGATATTATCCGACAGTTTGTAGATATTGTTACCGAATACTTAGCGAGTACTGAAATTAAAGAAAGTCTTAGTATTGAATATCTTGCTCGTATTATCAGTGCTCACATGAAAGCTGAAACTTCCCCCATAGAGGAGTTGGAAGCCGAACAATCTTCTTTTTTAGACGTAACTACTGATGATATATTTGCTATTAATACTGAAATAACTATTAATATACGTTTATCAGAACTAGCAAATGCTACTAATTTCAATCTTGCTCAATGGATTGGACAGAATCCTCATAAGGTAGAATTTAAATCTTCTACTAGTAAATCAGCTGTTGCAGCTAATTTGGATTTAAATGCTGACCTTACTATTGCTAAACAAGTACCTAATACATCATTAATAATTAAATAATATGTTTGAAGTAGAAGATTGGGTAGAAGAACTTATCGAGAGAATTATGAATACTTATGGTTGTAATCGTAAACAAGCCATTGATTCAATAAAAGAAAACCTTTATTAAAAAGTTAGATATGCAATTTAATTTTAGAGATTCAGATTATAGAATTAAGTACAAAGCTCGTGGAATTGCTTGGAGAGGAAAAATTGGAGTAGATGTTAGTGATTGTAAAACAACAGAAGAAGCTATTGTAAAAGCTAAACTTGATTATACAGTTGCTAAATGTCAATTGTCTGCAAAAATGCCAGCACACGATAATGGTGCTAGTCGTGACGGTTCTATTTTTCCTAATGTAGTTAACGGCTTTGAATTTGTTGATGTTCCTGGTGAGTTTGCAACTTATCGTACTGATACTAATATTCCTCTTGGGAAAGTAAAGTCTCGATACGAAGTAGTACAAAATCAAATGGCTTTTGGCTTCTTTGATGATGCTCTTGGTGGTAGAGTAAAACTCGACCGTGCAGGATATTTTGGTTATGGACAAAAGATATTTATGTCAGCAACATTTGATAAAGATATTAATATTGGTGGTAAAAATGATACTATCCAACATTATTTTGTCTTTACTAATAGTCATGACGGTGGAAGTGCTGTACAAATGATGATTACTCCTATAAGAGTTATTTGTATGAACGCACTTCATGCAGCTAGAATATCAGCTGAAAGTTATATATCTTTTAGACATAACAAAGGTGTTAATACTAAGATACTTACTGTTCCTGAAATACTCGGTCTTACTGAACGTAAGATAGAAGAAGAAGAAGACATGTACAAAGTGTTGTTTAAGACAAAAGTATCGGATGAAGAAGTAAAGAAGTATCTGTCGGCAACTTTCCTTACAGGGGAAGAATTTGAAAGAGTAGATGAATTGAATCTATATAACGGTTTATTCCGAAGAAACAATTCTGCTTTTGAAGCTGCTGAAATATCTATGCAGAAACTAAATACTCTCTGCGATTCTTTTGAATATTATCAGGAAGGTGTTGGTCAAAGACTAATAGCTGGTACAGCTTATGGTGCTTATAATGCTGTTACTGGTTATTTCTCTAACGTTAAAGAGTATAAGACAGAAGAACTTCGCTTGAAGAATACAGTATTTGAAGGCGACTACAATACTAGTCTTAAAGCTCTTAACTATGCTCTAGCTAATGTATGGGAATAAAGAATTTTATTAAGAAACTAATTGGGTTATTTACTGTTCCACGTTGTCCTAATTGTGGTGCTAGACTAGAAGAAGTTCCACGGGAAGAGGAAAATGACCCAATTGCTTTTAAGTGTATTAATTGTGGTAAAGAATGGAGTTAGAAACCGTGTTAAAAACAATCTTATTAGATGTCCCTGTTATAGAATGTTTTATTCAGTTTGTAATAACTGCAATAGCACTAAAGATTGCTAAGGAAAGACTAGATGATGAAGTAATAAGTACAGTTACTCTTAATTGTGCTTTATTCTTTGTTCCAATATTAGGTCATGTTCTATTTGTAATATTTATAATCAGGTTTGTTCATTTATTAAAGTATCTATATGGAAAAGAAGAATAAAGTCAGAACTTGTGGTAACTGTATTCATTTAGTAAAGAGAGAAAAAGGTTGTTTTTATAAACATTATACGTGCTTAGAAAGAAGTAGTGATACTATTATTACTTCTTGTTATAGAAGACCTAGTATTCCAACTGATTGTCCTTATCATAAATTTAAAAACAATAATTATAATGAGTAAATTAAGTAAAGCAATAGCTAATGCTATTATTGAATTTAACAGTGGTTTATTAACTCAAGATGAACTCTTCGATAAACTAGAACGAGACATTGATAATGTTAATGTTAAAGTTTGGCGTGAAGATAAATCTGTTCCATTACCTACTTATGGTAAAGAAGGCGATGCCTGTTGTGATGTCTATGCTAAGAGTATAGAATATGATGCAGACAAAGATAGATTCATTATTCATACAGGATTACATTTTGCTCTTCATGATGAATATGAAATGGAACTTCGCCCACGTAGTAGCAATATTAAAACAGATTTTTATATGCCTAATAGTCCTGGTACTCTTGATTGGGGTTATAGAGGAGAACTTCTTGTTATTTTCAAGAATCGTAGTAACATTCATTTATGTCGTTGTGTAGAAGATAGTCTTATGGCTATTAATCAATTGAAACACGTTACTAATAGAATTGAAGAAATAACAAACGATTGCATGAAAGAACTTGAACAAGTTATGAATGGTTTTCCTTATAAAGAAGGCGACCGTATTTGTCAACTTCTCGTTCGTCGTCGTGAAAAGATTACTTGGGATGAAGTTGAAACTCTCGAAGAACTTGGTACTACTGAAAGAGGTACAGAAGGATTTGGTAGTACTGGAAAATAAACTAATTACTAATTTTAAACAATAAATAATTAAATTATGAAAGCAATTGGAGTTAAAATGGTTGAACTTCAACCAATGACTGCAAGAGAAGCTAATGACAAAGGTCATAGAATTGGTAATCATTCTTTTGAAGAAAAAGGTTATGAAGTTACTTATCCTGACGGATATAAGAGTTGGACACCAAAAGATGTAGCTGATGCTGCTTATTATCCTCTTTCAGAGAATAACGATGGTACTAAGATTCTAAAAGAAGATGTTGAAAACTTTATTACTGATGTAGAAGTAATGACAGTTGGTGAAAAAACTACTGTTGTTAATGCTCATACTCTTACTGGCTTTGATACAGTTCGTCATTCTTCTTGTGTTGACCCAAAGAATTACAGCAAAGAACTTGGCAAACAATATGCTATGGAAGAAGTTGTTAATGACCTTTGGGCACATCTTGGTTTTGTTCTTCAATGGGCTAAATACGGTATTAATGTTAAACCTAAAGAAAGTAAATATCCTCCTCATATTCAAAGAGTAATTACAGAATATGAAGAGCTTAACGATAAGATTGGTAAACTTAATAAATTTATTAATAGCAATCCTTTCTTTAAGAAACTTGATGCAGAAGAGAGAAATGATATGTCTTGTCAGCTTACGTCTATGAGAAACTATTCTGATATTCTTCTTTCTCGTCTTACAAGAGCTGGCGTTGATTTCAAATAACTTATTTAAGACTAAAAAGTATGCTTAAATTAAATAATGTATTATCCATAGAAACTTATGGAGATAATTCTAAAGTAGTAAATCCTAAAATACCATATAAGGTATATCAGTGTAATAGTCTAGCTCGTATGCAAGACAAGAACGGTGGTAATACTCTTCATGTTGTTCTTGAAGATATAACTCCAAGTGCTGACAATGATACTTTTAACCGAGAAAAAATTGTAGTTGAACTTAATCAGTTCGTGAATACTTGGAATCCTTATGTTGAACCTAAAGAAGTAAATGATGAAGTCGGAGAAGAAGTTCATGCGTAATCAAATTCGTAAAGCTATGCGATATGTGGCTAGTCTGCCAAAACTTAAAGCTCGTAATAGTATTTATCTGAAACTACAAGAAGTAGAGAAGAAATATAAGATAGAATGATTGTGGTTAAAGTCATACTTTATATTTGTAGTTATATCATATATATTATTAATATGATTTTAGCTATACTGATTTTTTGTATTCCTATAATTGGAATACAAATATTAGGTTTATTTTATGGACAAAGCTTCTTTCCTAAGAAACCTACATTAAGAAAATAAATAAATAATAATAATCATTTTAGTTATACATTATTAAGAGCACTAGTAGAAATACTAGTACTCTTTTTTATATTATGGCAATAAAAGTAAGTGTTAAAGCAAAAGCATATCAATCAGACGGATTAAGTAGACATTGTGGAAAGTGTAATTATAATCCTTGTTCTTTAGATATTAGAAGATTATGTACTAATCGCTTTGTCGAAGGTTATATCAAAGGATATGCAAGAGCAAAGAAAGATATTAAAGAAAGAATAATATGACACTAGAAACTGTTGGAATAATTATAGGAGGATTAATATTTGCATCAATACCATTTGGAATGTTAATCTATTGTATTGTAAAAGAATTAGCTGAAAAGAAGTTATGGGGATATTTATTATTCATAGTAATAATGATAATATTGTTTTTAACGAAATCTTCCATAGAAACTTCATAATAGATTAGAACTATTGATAGTAGTAATACCGTTGATAGTTCTTTTTTTTATGTTGTACTTGGATAAAATCAACGTATTAATGATAGTTGTGTTGCTGAACTTGCCTACGCTCGCAAGCTCGCTAAATCCCCCATAAAGGAGTGGAATTATCGGCAAACCTGCTCCTTTATGGGGGAAAAAAGCGAGCCGATAGGCGAGCGAGATATAGTAAAGCTAAGTTAATTAAAAATTTAATAGTATATTTGCATATCTAAATGATAAATCTATATTATATAAGAAGTCTTTATCTTATTATAGTGTTAATTTTATGTTAATTCATTGATTATCAATTAGTTAGATGATTCAAATTATACGCAAAACTGTATAAAATAGTAGTGAAATTGCTTGGTTTTATACGCAAAACTGTATAAATTTGGCGATATTAACAATTAATTAACACATATATATGGAGACCAATAGTAATGCTGATAGTAGTCTTATTAAACCTACTATATTTCCTTTCAATATTAATCCAAAAGATTATAGTAATAATGCTTTTGATGAACTACAACAGATAGCTAATAAGTATGGAGTAGATATTGTTCTAATTAAAGACGAAAAGGTAAGATATACTGGTAGCTTTATGCAATTATACTTTGATGGGATGTCTAATCTAAGATATTTAAAAACTCATGGTTTATCTATGTTGAACTATATTTATAGAAATATTAAGTTCGATTCTAATTGGATAGTATTAAATCAGACTAAAATTTCAAGAGAACTATCTGTTAGTCAACCTAGAATAAATGACGGCATTCAACAACTTATAAATGCTAATTTTATTGCTAAAGCTGTTAATGATAAAAATAATATTTATATTATTAATCATAATATGATGTTTATGGGAGATAGAAATAGATTCATATCTGAATATATCAAACTATATTCTAATAGATAGCTAAAAATTACAAACTTTTTTAAGTATATAAATTAGCCCGAATTACTCTCACGAGCAGTTCGGGCTTTCCTATGAGTTGTAATATTAAGTAGTTAGTTATTCTTCATCTTCATCAGTAATCATATTAGCAACAACTTGACCTAAACCACTAAACGGACTACTACGTACTTTATAGTAACTATTATTAGCACCAAGTCTTTCATGTTTTATAATTTGATTAACTAATGGTACTTGTTTAAAGAAATTTACTACAAGTTTATTTTCACCTGAATAGCTTCCTGAATTATAATATAAATCATCAGGATTACCAGTAATAATATAGCTACAAAGTGCTCCTAATAATCTAAGATTATCTTGCGCAATACTTAATGCAGCAACAGGTTGACTATATAGTTTCTTACCTTCATTAACTATTCCCCACGGAGTATATTGAATAGTTTCAGACATTAGACGGTCAGCACTATATAGGATATAGTCAGCTACTTGTGTAGAATCATCGTCATCGTCAAGCATTAACTTACCAACTACGAATAATGCTACTGCTTTAGTAATAGCTATCCATTCACCCAAACATCTACGAATATTAGCTTTATCATATTCAGGAAGAATATTATAATAAGTAGTAAGATTAGCTACAAAATCTGCATAACCTTTAGCAATACCTTGAAGAGTACGAACAGCTTGAAGTTCGTTACTATCATTAAGTTCGTAGTACTTCTTAAATGGCATTGCTATAAACTCTCCTAAACTAACATAAGTTCCTTTACTAATAGATTCTCGAGTTTCATTATATATACCGTCAAAGTGACCCAAACGATAACCAAAACGTTTTTGATAACCAGGAACTAAGTGTTTATGGAACTGCATTAGTAAAGCTCCCCACCATGATTGTTGTAGCTGATTAGCACCAATCTTATCATAGATACCATGTATCTGATGATTAACTGATATAACCTTATTACGGAAAGCTGCAATATCATCATTAGTAAGACCGCTATCTTTCTTTAGAGTAGCAACACCATTCTTCAATATAAGACTTTCTCTAAATGAAGGATGTTGTTCAAACTTAATTCGTTCTTCTTTAGTATCTTCCTTATAAGTAGTTTTAAACTCTTGTCTTAGTTCTTTAGGAATCGAACGTAAGAAATCAGTTATTATATCAGCTTTAAACTTAACATAACGTTCTTTCTCAACATAAGATTCAAGTACTTTATCTTTAAAAGTTTCATACTTAGAAACTAATTCAGGACTATTCTTACGAAGAACTTTAAGTAATGCTTCTTCTCTAAGATTCATAGCGTACTGTTCAAATGACATTATCTTATTCTTGCCATCGACATTAACTACTCTATGAGAATGAAGCATAGCTAGCAATGTAGCGTTCTGCATATAATGTTCACCTGCGGTTTGTTGGATAAACAGCAGATTTTCTAATTTACCCATAGGATTGTTACCTTTACCATAACGTTCTGTTACCATATCAGATTCAATAACATTGAATAATCTAATAACAGCATTGGTTTCGTTATTAGTAGTTTCATTATAAGCATCTGCTAGATAACTACCTATATTCTGCATCCATTCGTTTTCACCTTTACGGAAGTCTTTGTATTTAAAGAATTGTCCGGCAGCCATTTCCATTTGTATCTGTGTCTTACCGTATAGAACGTTAGCAATACCACCAGTAATATTTAACATCATAAACTTACTAGATACCATATTACGCATAACACGAGATACTTTAGAACGAGTACCTTCATCCATTTCAAATTCATTAAATACTAACTTACGAACTTGATTCTCGAAGTGTTTAACTATATTTGAATCATCGCTCTTAGTTGTACGTATTTCTTGTTTACCAGTAATTCTACTAAGTAATCTATTATCCATAAGTTTATCATTAGGATTTCTCTTAATAATATCCATGTTACGTAATTGATTACTAGTAATCTTAGCTAATCTAGCTATATCATTACGAGTATTAAAGTTATACATACTATCTATAAATGAATTAAGTCTTTCAAGAACATTTGGATTATTACGTTCTGCATTCTCCTGTGCTCTTTGTTTACGTAACTCATTATTCTTAGCTTGAGTTTCACGAACATAAGTTAGATATTCTTCTTTAGTTTCTCCTTCTTGTTGTTCGCGAATAGGAAGTAACTTAACTTCCGATAAACTATGAAGCATAGGAGCATTACTAAATCTTTTATATAGATTAAGCTCTATATCAGACTTATTAGGAGTATCATACCAACCATGACTACGTTTAAAGTCTTGCCAATAATCAGTAAAACCTTGATGAGGTTGTTCAACAGCTTGATTAGGTAAATAACCACGATTAATATAAGCACGACTACGTTTATCTTTAACAAGACTATTAAGTAGATTATCTACTTCATTATATAGTTGTTGCTGATAGTTATTCATTCCGTAATACTTATCATTACGATATTTATTAGTAGAAGGTTGTAACTTAACTTCGTCATAGTTAGGATTCTTGTACTTGTCTTTAACTTTAGTTTCTAACCATTTATATTTAGGACTATATTCCATATTATTAGCTTCGTCCTTAACTACCATTTGTCTCCAAATAGCTAATGGTTCGTATTCTTTAGTAATAGGATTAAGTACATGATTCTCGTTATACCATTTATCAAATACTACTTTACCCATTTTGTTCATAGCTACATACATGGCTTCATAATAAACAGTATTGATATAACTAACATGGTTATCTAACCATTCTTGAGCTTTCTGTTCATTTGGCTTAACACGACCAACTGCCGCAGCAAACATTTGCTCTTGATGTTTCTTTAAGTTAGCTATTTGCACTTCTGTAAACTTAGTACCGTCAATAACACCTGCTTCATCATACTTACCGTATGCCATAGTACGAACAAAACTATCAAAAGGATTGCCAGCACGAGTATCCATATAAGCCTTCTTTAACTCATCTAAGAACTCACCTTTTAACTTGTAGTCGGTATTAGCTTTAAGCCATTCAGCTGATTCTCGATAAGTTTCAGATGTTTCAGGATATTGAAGTCCTTCAATAGCTTGTTTATAACGAATAGTAAAAGCATCCTTAGGTCTGTTCTCTTTATACTTATTATTAAGTTGACGACGAGACAATAGATAATTATTAACTGCATTAGCTTCATAATAATTCTCTTTGTAATTACCGTCAACATCAATAACAGCACGCATTTCAGTAAGTTCACTTTGAATCTCGTTAAGACGTCTTTCATTTTGAACAGTAAGAGTACTATAATCATTGTCAATCATTGTACTTAATATATCTCCTTCTTCATGCAATAGCTTCATTAACTTAACATAAGTTTCAGGGTATTTATTAAGTAACTGGTTTGTATTGTAGTACTCTTGATACATCTCTTTAACGTATTCACGTTCTACATTATCTATTAAGAACTTCTCTAATTCGTCTTTAGCTTTCTTATATATAAGACCGTCCCGACCATTCGGGTCGTCGATTTGAGCCAGCTTTACAGCCTCTTTTAGCGACCTTAATTTGTCGGTGAACGATTCATTATACGGCAGCAAAAGGTTGCCATTTTCGTCCAAAATATCGTTCAGAGACACGTTTATACCGTTGTTTTTTGCGTCTTCGATAATCGTTGAAATAGCGGTAGTAAAGGCTATCTTCTTATCACGAGCACTAATCTCACTAGCTCTTAACTGATTCATCATTTGTTTTAGAACTATCTGAACTATTGGAATATGTGTCTCTTGACTATCGGCTAGCCAAAACTGGAAGAAGTTCTCATCTTCAAATGCTTCTGTAATACTAAGCATATTAGATTGAACACGAGGGTCACTAGAAAGACTAGTAATATAACTATCAAAGTACATCTTAGTACTACGTTTAACTACATTATCTAAGTCTTTGATACGTTTGAACTTATCCTTAATCTGTTTGAGCATATCATTAGTTCTACGTAAACCTTCGATTTCTTCTTCTGTCTCACTTACAGTATAAGCTTCATCAATATTATAAGGTTGAATAGCTTCAATAATAGAATAGTCTTCTACAAATCTATTAATATCATCTAGGAACATTTCATAACGAGTACGTAATGTTTCGTCCTCTAACATACGGTCGAATAACTTCTTATTAGTTATACTCCATTTCTCTTGAACTATCTTGTTACCATTTTCATCTAACTTATAAGTTCCGTCAGGATTAGTAACATAAGTAGTAAAGAAGTTATGTATATCAAATAAGAAATCATCAATACGTCTATTAGTATAACCATTGATAATTCTCAACGCTTGTTCACGTAAGTTATCATTTAACTTAGTAGCTGTATTAGAACGTAAATCAATAGCTGTAAATGAACGGAAAGCATCGTTTAATGCAGCTTCTTCTACATTAGCATTACTACGTTCAACACTTTCAATAACACGAGATATATAATCATTTATCTCTTTATCATTATCTATCAATGCAGATTCAAGTATATCTTCATTAATAAAGTTATCTTCTGTCTGAACACGAATAATGTTATTATTAGCAAACTTATCTAATCTAGCGTTTTCTTTAACTACTTGAGTAATGGCATTACGTCTAGGGAATTGTAATTGACTAACACTATTAATAGTTACTTTCTTACTATACATATAGTCAGGGGTGAGACTAACAGATTTAGTAGTTACACGACCTAAGTTAGTAACAATATAAACATTACCTTCTTTTTCGTATCTAAAATATCCACCGGCTCTAAAACCTGTATTATCTACAACAGTTTGTAGAACAGGAACAAAACCAATACCATTAACATTAACATCTTCAATAGTTTGATTAATGCTAGCTTTAAGTTGAGCATAATAAGGAGATTCAGAATTATCTGATTTCTTCTTTCTAAGTTGAACTTCATTAGCTTCTAACTTAGTCATAGCTGTTTGTAGTCTCTTGGCTGCAATATCAATGTTATTACGGTCATTAATAAGTTTACGGATATTACCGTAATTCATATTAGGAGCTACAACAACATAATTAGTAATACCAACAGCTTCAAGAGATTCAATAGTATCTAGTATGACCTGATTATTAGTAGTAGCAATAATGTATCTACGAGAAGTATCAACTTGTTGCCCCTTTATGGGGGAAGTCAAGACTGTACTATTAGGAAATGCTTCTTCAATTAATAAACTAGCACCAACTTCAAATATCTTAGGAAGAACTACAAACTTACGAATATCAGAGTTCATAGCTATATTAATAGAACTAATAAAAGCAGCATCATACTGATTAATAGAAACATCTTCTAATATATCTAATGGAAGAAACATTCTATTATTATCAGGATTAACGCTTACTTCTCCAATTTCATTCTGTTCTAATGGATTAGTAGGTAACATATAAACAGTATCATTATAATATACTAGTTTATATAATCGTAGAGTTTTGTTATTATCATTAGTCTTAGCATAATGACGATACCTACGGTTATTCTCACTACCAGTAATCATTCCACGTTCTTGTGCTTCCTTAAAGCTAAGTTTTCCAACACCTAATCTATTAAATGTTATCTTATTAGATTCTTTATATTTCTTATTCTCAAATACTAATACATCAGGATTATTAGGATTAGTTCTAAAGAATAAGTCACGTAACTTCTCAATAGTAGCTGCATCATTGCTAGCTCTTTCATAAGTTCCTATCTCACTACCATATTGAATCATGCTATTAATAGCCCTATCTGAATCGTTAATAATATTAGTAGCTGAAGAAACTCCATTATCAGAATCAATACCAGTATCTTGTCCATATAATAATTCAACAGGAATAATTTTACTAACTGTACCACCTTTAAACTTATAACCTTCTACTACTATAGAATATCTTATCAAATCCATAGTAGCAAGTTTAATAAACGGATTATTGTTATGCCAAGCATTACGGAACATTTGATATTGAGATTCAGTAGATATAGTACTATCAACAATAGTTATTCTATCATAACTATTACGACGACCTTTATACTCAACATTTAGGTTCTTAAATAGATTATTATCAGAAGTATATCTTTGAATTAATGCTACTTTATTAGCAGGAGATAATTTCATAAATGCTTCTACGTTCTTTTCAGACATATCAGACATATCGAAGCTACCTACTATATCAGTATATCCATATAATCTAGCACGAGTATCTTGTTGGCTACTAATAAGATTTATATTATAGCTAGGTATAAACTCATTATTACTTCTAGTTATAAATCTATTAGTATTAACAAAGTTAGACTGTGCTTGGCTCATGTTAATAATAAAGCTCTCTAACTGCTGAATAGTTTGAAGATTACGAATACCAAACTTACTTACTAATTCACGGAACTGCGGTGTTTGAGTTTTGAATATCTCACTATCACGAATAATCTTTTCAGTAGCTATACAACTATACTTTAGCTGATAATATAAAGAAGGATATGCAGATTCTAATTCATCCTGATTAATATCATTAATAGTATTGAAATTAGTCTTAGGATAAATAGCATCTATTAGATACTTGTTACCTTCTTCTGTAACTGCTTTAAGAACAGGTTGACCTTTTTTTATACGACCAACATTATTCTCCTTAATATCATTAATACGATTAATAACATTATCTATTTCATTAGCAGATTTACCAGCACCAAACTTATCACTAGTGATAACCATCATATTAGAATTGATTTGGTCGCCTATCTCTTTGAAATATTCAAATGCTCTTAACGCTTTAATTTGATATATAAGATTATCAGTATTATTATAACTAGTACTTTCTACATCATCTTTAAGATGTTCTCTTAATTCAGTTACTTTTATTCCTTCTTCAAGAAGCTCATCTTCATTAATCTCTATTCCTCTGCTCTCAAGCATTTTCTTAACATCTTTAAGACGAGTCTTTTTAGTAATGCTATTAGCAGGAATACCAACAGCTTTAGCTAATCGTACATACATATCTCGTCTTAATCCAATAAGAGGATTAAATCCAGTTTCTCCGAATACATTATCATTAGCATTTTGTCTAGCAATAAGTTCAGTTATTACTGGCTGATTAATAAATAGAATAGATGTTTCATAATTAGCGCCACAATCTACGATAGACTTATATACATCAAAAGTATACAAGTCTACATTAGGAACACCACCTTCTTTTACACCGTCAAGAATAAGAGCAGTAGTTTCAGAAGAATAAGGAGTAATCAAACGATTATCTATATTAAGATTATCATAACTCCAACCTAATTGATTATGGTCTACTGTTACTTCTTTACCTTTTCTAGTTACATCTCTAAAACGTTTTCTTAGTTTACTTTGTGCGTCTTTTGCTTCTTTCTCTGTGCTATATGTATAAGTAAACCTAAAACCACCGTGTGCACCGTCAACAATAGTTTTAGCTTTGTTACTAATAGAGGCGAAGTTGTCACGATTAACAGAAATAGCTTTAAGACGCGCACCGGACATATTAGCATCACGATACCAATTTTGAGCAATTACTGAATTAATATTACGATAAGTCTCTGATAAACCTTCAAAGATATTAGCCTTTGCAGCTTTAATATCTTCAAAGTTACTAGAAGATAAGTTTTCACCAATAGATACTGGTAGATTCATTATCTTAATAAATGTATCTACTATCTTATTGTTACGAGCATCACGAGTATTCTGTTGAGCTACTGTTAGCTTGCTAAATTCTTCTTTAGAATAAAGTCCACCTTGTTCAGCATATTTAGTAATAGCTGATTCATAGGCTTCTGCATAACTAAGTCCTTCTTGACTTAAATCTATTGCAATATCTCTAGCATCCTGAATATTCTCTTTACTTAGATTATTAAATAGATAGTTATTATATCTTCTATCTACTGCCGCATCATCTTCTCCTTCTATATATTCAACTTTCTGTGGCTTACCATTCTTATCGAATGTAGCAGTATGATAAATACCATAAATACTATCAATATCAAAGTCAGCACCAGTCTGTAATACCCATTCATCAGGAACAACAATAGTAGAGCCTTGAGATTCATCTAATAAACCTACAACTTTCATTACTGCTACTGATTGTTTACCTTCTGTTGGAATACGATAACCAATCATAGTATCAAGTCCAGCAGATTGTAAATCTTCAAGAGTAACTTCATTAACTAGATTACCTTCTGCATCATAAGTATTATAAGCCTTTACCATCCATTTAGGTAATAGTATCTCTACTATCTGACTACCATCTTTATGATATGTTAGTTTACGACCAAGAGAATAACCATGTTTTTCTTCTACTCTTGATTGCATTAAATCTCTTAAATCACTACGACCTGATAATTCAGTCATACCAATATCTGAAACTTGACTAGCATGAAATCCCGGAAGTACTTGTCTAGTAATACGATTAGTAAATATACTATTTACAATATTCTCTATCTTACTACGAACTAGATTAGTCCAAGCAGGCATATAAGGCAATCCAGTTTCAGGATTTATTTCAGCATACTTACGATAATTACTGTCTAATCCTCTACGAGTTAACTCGTCTTTAATAAGAGATATGAACTTGTTATTATCTATCTTAGCTTGATTACCTTCATATACTACATTACCTTTAGCATCAATCTCTACACCAATACGAGAAGCAGCATCTTTAAAACTATCTTGAATATTAGCAGTAAAGTTATCAAAGAAATCTTTAATAAGAGATTGACCTTCGGGAGTATTACCAATATTATCTATTAGTTTCTTAACAATTTGCAATCCTGCCTTATTCTCACCATCCATATGTTGAGGAATATCTTGCTGGGTATAAAGATTAGAATACCAACCAGTTTTATACTTAGTTTGAATATCCAAGTTAAACTGTTTCAACTTCTCTTTAGAGGGGAATTTCCCATGAGAATCCCAAAACTCTAATACTCTATTAGTAGTAGCTTTTTCAGTAGTAGTAAAGTTAACCTGACCAATATTATTATCAGTCATATATTTAGCCAAAGCACCAAGTTCACTATTACCTAAGAACCTAGGTATAAGTACGAACTCTGCATTTTTAATCTGAATAGGATTAGCTAACTTAGCATCATTATCTATTTCTAAGTCATAATAGAAGTTCTTTTGAACTTGTATCTTCTTAGATAATTCTCCTAACTTAACATTGTCAATAGGCTTAGTTTCGTCATAAAGAGCTTCGATTAAATCTTTATAACTATCATACTCTCCACGTAGATACATTCTACGAACAAATTCATCAAGAGTAATAAACGATTGAGCATCTGTTACTTCTGACTTATCTTTAGAGAACTGTTTAAGTATAAAAGCTCTAGTCTCTTTAGATACATTAGCTATATCTAATTGCTTCTTTAAATCATCGAGAACTTTACCGCTACTTTGAACATCTTCAAGAGTAATATATTTGAAACTACTATCTATACTAATAGTCTTATTAGGAGCTACTGTTATATCTCCCAAATGTTTCTGTACATTATACAAATCATATCCTGCATAAGCTAATCCTCCGGCTTGATATTCTTTGTTACGTTTAATAGTATCACGAGAATCTTTATAATATGCTTCATCTCCGAAGAACATATCATTTAGATTATTATATTGAATCTCATAGTTAAGAACCATTTCAGCAATGAAGGAATTAAATGATTCTTGACTAGCATTCTTATACTTATCTACAAACTCTTTATCAGAACTATATTTAGCAATAGCTTCTTGTATTCTATAATTAATATAGTTATCTATATAATTATATACAGAATTACGAAGTCCACCAGTAAGTCTAATATTATACTCTCCATTCTCATCTTGTATTAGCGATATTTCACTATTCTTTCCCCCGTAAAGGAGTGAGAATACATTGCCTTCCTCGAACAGCCAATTCATATCTACTCTTTTAGCTGTCTCACTATTATACTTATTAAGGTTCTTAACTTTATCAATAAGTAAACTTCTAAACTTAAATACATTACCAGTAGGATTGCCATTTCTATCAAGAATACTTTTACGATAATGATAATTAAGTCTAGCTTCAGATTTACGTAAATCTTTAAACTCTTCTTTTATCTTAGGTTTACCATTTTCATCAGATACGATAGTTACTACTCCATTCTCAACAGTTGTCTCAAATAAGAAGTTAATAGCTTGCGCCATTTCTGCAAGTTCTTTAGCATAAATATTAGCATAAGCTACATATATAGGATGTCCACGATTAATAGAGCCGTTAGCATTAAATAGTCCAGTATAATCTAACTTATAACTATTAAATACGAAAGTCTTAGGTGCATCAGAAGGTGTTTGAGTAAAGAACTTAGATTTCTTAACTCCTTTAGTCATCTCATAATTGTCACCATTATTAGCGTATTCATTCAGAGTAATAATATCCCATTCAAGAGCATTGATATCTTTATAAGATTTAGCCTTTCCTGTTACTTCGTTACTAACTCCGTTGTATAATTGTGCACCAAATTCACGATAATATTCAGTTAGTTCATAACCAGTATCTGTAAGACGAAGTAAACCTGGGACTATTTTTCCATTAGACAAAGTTTTCTCAATAAGAATATTACTATATCTGTATTGAGGAATATTAGTAAATTTAACTAAGTAATCACGTAGTTCGGTATTACTAACAGGATTATCATTATAACGATTATCGTTAATTCTTTCAAAGAACTTACTTATATAGTTGTTCTTTAGAATATCACTAACTAGATTGTTCTCTGCATTAATACTATTAAATTCAGAATCTACTATCTGATAATCTTTAAATCTATTAGATATACGATTGGCTATATTATTAGCATAACCACCTTTGTATTGTAGTTGAGATTTATCAAAAGGAACTACTACATATTCTTCATTCTCTTTAGTTTTAGCATATTCACCTGCATAATAGATACGTTGTGCTTCATTATCTATTTTTAATAGATTAGTCGCCTTACCTACTACTTTATTAAACTCTAACAAATCATCGACAATAGAAGAGATATTAGAAAGTTGGTTATCACCGAAGTTACGAACGTAGTTAACAACACCCTGTCTATTGATGCCGAAGTTATACTTATTAAAAATTGCAGCAATTTGCTCCGTAATTTCTTGTATTTCATTTGTATTTGAATTGTTTAATGTGGATAATTTATTTTTAAGTTCTTCTAATACTGCAACATCTTCATTCATAATAGAAGGATTATGAACAAGAGAATCAAAACTATTAAGTATCTTATTTTGCAGATTAAGTTTAGGGAAAGTATTACGATTCTTAGTCACTACATTAGAACCGTCTGCACTTTGAATTACTTCATTACGTTCCCAAATAGATTGTTTTAGTTGAGTAAATATCTTATTTCTTATCTGAACATTAGCTTCATCTTCTAATAGACGAGCAGCATATTCTAAATGAGATACTTCTTCAAATCTTTCAGCAATAGTATGGAAACTCTCTACCATAGCTTCAACGCTAGAGAAGTTGCCATAGTTATTCAATGCTTTAAAAGAACTAGAGAACCCAGCACTTTCAGCTATACCTGAATAAGTATCGCTAGCTGTATCAGGTTTTTCATTAATAAAAGAATTACTATTAGTTTTAGGTAAACGAGCAAACCATTCTTTCACTTCTTTACTAACATTCTTATCAATATCTTTACGTTGGTCGGCTAGTTCAGACCAATCAGCACGTAGAGAAGCAATAGTTTCAGGGTCTTCTTGACGACTATCTTGTTCACTTCCTTCTTTAGCATCGTCATTAGTTTCATAATCCTCGTTAGTATCTATACCAAACTCTTTGCTAAGACTAATAACTTCGGGTGAATTAATAACAATATCAAATAACTCATTACGGTTATAATTACCACCATCGTAAAGATTACGAATAATAGTACCGATATAAGTTTTTTGTTCTTGCGTAAGTTTCTTATCATTCTCTTTAAGATGTCGATTAAGATAAGTAATCATAGTTAACTTTACAGCAGCTTGAGGACTTAACTCATTACCAGCTTTATCCTTTAGGACTTCTTTCTCACCTTTACGCTTTCTATTAGCAAGAGCTTTACGAATACTTCCTTGACTCTTTAGATAAATAGTACTAAGGATATTAATAGCATGGTCTTCCTTTGCTATATCATTACCAAATACACCAGTTCGTGAAGTACGAACGTTCTGAACATAATCTTGAGTATTAATTGTTTCTCTGTTATTATATGCTATAATAGCATTAACAGTGTTTGCATCAATACTCTCTTCATTGAAATCTCTACCAGTCTTTTCTTGATACCATTCACGAAAACTAGTATCTTCGATAGTAGCAAGATATTCGGTAGACTTTCTAACATCATTATTAGTAAGCTCTAATAGCTTATCTAATTTAGGATTACTAGGAGTACAACTCATATACTTTATATTATTAATTAAGTTATTACTAACATTACCAAAGATAACATTATTATCAATACTATCAAATAGATTCATTAGACGGACGAAAACCGCACGTTACGAAGGCGGACGGATGCCCGTAGACCGCAAATTCCTGCCGAATTTCGCATTTTATATGCTGTCGTGATAGTAAGATAAGGAAAATATAAAAGTCCGGCAGATGCGCTTAAAATGGCTCATTCTAAGGCTCTCTGCCGGACTTTCGTCTCTAGGCTTATCTTACTTAACTACATACAAAACTAAGCTCACCAGTGTCAAACAAATGCGTCACAATAGCCTTTTGTCGATTATTTAATCCCTCAATCAGACTATCGAAATTATCGACTTGACGGTAGTTATCACTTATACTACTATCTAAATCTAAGTCTATATCAGGAATATCAAATACATCATCAGTAGGAACACTAACATCTTCCTCTGCTCTATCAAAAGTATCGTCATGAGTAACAGTAGAAGTACTAGCTGTATCACTAGTTTCTAATCCAATAGTAGATAAACGATTACGAACTTCTCCAAGTAATGTATTATCTATTTGTCCTATTTTACCTATTAATTCTACTAAAGCATCTACTATTTTAGTAAATATGTTATTTGATTCAGCAGTAGGATTAGAATCATACTTAATTCTAGCTAGTAATCTAGCAAATGTACGATTAGTAATAGCTTCGACTACAAATTCTTCAATAGCAACAGCTCTAGGTTTACTACTATTTAAGAAATCTCCATACTCATCTACTAGACGAGAATCTTGATTAATAAAGTTAGCAAACTTATCATATAAGTCTCCGAATGATTGTTCTATATTAGCACGTTCATCATTAAGTAGATAATGTACACCTTCATGTATAAGAGTAAGAACTCTACGTTCAGGAGCAAGACTATTAAAACGATTACTAAGAGTAATAGTATTACCACCAGCGACTATTCCTGCAAATCTGCCTTCATTGCCTACTATTTCAATATCAGGATTAAGTTTAATACCAGCACTTTCTAATGCGGATATAACAGATAGTAGATTAGGATTATCAGTATTAGCTTGTGCAACTTCCATAAGAGTACCTATTTGAGGAGTACTGTCTTGACTAGCAAGTGGGTCAGGTACAACTACGGGAGACACAGTTTGTTGCTCCTTTATGGGGGAAGTAGCGGCGTTAGCCGCGTCAGTACGACTAGCATTGCGACTAGGATTCATAAGAGTGATAGTCCTATTATAAACATCACCAACATAATTAAAGTTACTAACAATATTACCTTTACTATCAGTAACACTTCCTAAATCAGTAACCAATACTCCGTCCTTAGCTACAAATTCTTCATAACTACTATAACCAGTATCAAACCATTCATCTTGAAGTATATTAGGTATCTTAGCTTGTAACTTACCGTCTACTACTCTAAATAAACTAGATTCACCACGAATAGCCGAATTAACAACATTACGAGTAAGTAAAGCATATACTTCTTGTAACATTTTACTAAAGTTACCATGATTATTAGTAGGAACAAAACCATTAGGCATACGAGCCATAAGTCTTCTAGGTTTAAGTTCACCAGGAATAGAGAAAGCTACATTTCTATCTTTAAGATTAAAATAAATAGTTGGCGCAACTCTATTTATAGGTATTAAAGCATGACCTCTTACTTCATAACCATACAGTACTTTCTGTTTACCTATATATTTAGATACTTCTTCTAATAGTTGAGTATGAAGATTTTCATTACCTTGTAAAGTAGCATCTAATAAAGAATGAAGTAGTTTATCTAATCCTTCATTAAACCTTTTAGTATATTCAGTAGCACCGGTTTCACTATTACTCATAGTATTCTCACGACTAGGAACTGCAATAAGTCTTCCTTCTGAATCTTTAATAGTCATACCTACTACATTTCTAGGAATACGACTAGCTGCAATAATACTATTGGTTTTAATATCAGCTACTCCACCGTCAACTCCTACTACTAAACGATAACCATCAGTTGCTTCACTAGTAGTAACATCTCCAAACTTACGATATATAGGATTGCCTTGTTTATCTTTAGCATAAATAACACTACCTGAACTTGTACGTCCAACAACTAGACGTTTCTTTTTAGACTTAGTTTTACTAATAGAGGACTTTAAGTTATTAATGTCCGTATAAGACTTCTTGAGTTTATTCATCCAATTAGTCAACGATTCATTAACAATGGTACTAAAGTTAGACTGATTAACATTAAGAGCGTTATTAAAGAATATGATATTATTAAGATGTTTAATCCTATCTAATAGATTAGTTTGAGTATCACCGAATAAACTAGTTAAATTCTGCCAGTGACCATTCTCTTGTAGAGCATTAAGCTGATGTCCGAATGTTCCTTCAACTTCAGGATTATTACGAACACGATACAAACGACGTATATTATTAAGCAGTTGTACAAATTCTTTAGCACTAGGTTCTTCACTAGCAATAATAGATTGAAGTTGAGTTATGAAATCTATACTATCGTTTCTAACAGTATATCTCCAACCTTGATTCATAACTTCAACATTACCATTATTATAATTAATTTTAGGAAACTCACCTATCTTAATTCCACGAGATTTAACGATAAGGTTATTGTCTTCGTCTAATTCTACACTTACTGTATCATTAGATTTAAGTTGACCAATACGAGAGTAAACTTTATTATCATTAAGATTAACTAGATTAAAGAAATAACCATTATCTTTAGCTCGTTGTTTATCTTCTGCAATAGCATTTTCTAATGTCTTACTTGCAGACTGTATAATATCAGAAGGTGTCTTAACTTCTGTATCAACGTTAACTATCTTACCGTTTACTATTTGACGATTAGCTAAAACTTTAATATCATTATACAGATTAATAGCTCTAGGATTAAGTTGTTGTAAATATACCATCATATCATTAAGACTAGTAAAAGTCTTACCTTCTACTTCATTGCCTTGTATCTGATTATACAAGTCTATGATAAGATTAATTTCTTCTATACGTTGACGCTGACCTTCTAAATCATTATCAGATATAGCTGATTCAAGAACTGTATCATCAGTTCTAGTATCTTCTTTCTTAGAAGTATCTACAACAGTAATATCTCCAATAGCAATAGCTGCATTAAGTTCTTCAATACTAACATCGGCAATTATATTGCCTTTAGCATCTAATCCGTCAATACTTACATTTCCAAATCTACTAATACGAATATCAATATCGTTAACTTTAACTGGTTTACGAGATACATCACTAAGACTTGCAAAAGGATTTACTATCGTAAATTCAAGATTACCTATATTAGACTTATTTACAATACCTGAATTAGATTGAGATACTACTTTGTCTAACGTTTCCTTTAATTTCTTCTCTTTTGCAGTCTTTGGTTTAGGTCTAGGCTTAGGCTTAACCTCTGGTTCTTCTTGAGTCGTCGCTTCGCTCCTCCTTTCCCCCATAGAGGAGCTTCCTTGTTGATTCTCCGGCTGTCTTTGCTGTACTTCATTCTGTATAGCTAACTTGTTTCTTCTCTTAGTAATAGCTTCTCTTAGATTACTTATTTCATTCTTACCATTCTCTGAATTAGTTAAAATACTAACAGCATTAGATAAACTTTTATTTCTAATATTCTGACTTTCTTCATCAGTAAACGCATTATCTAGTGCTTTCTCAAGATTACCAAGCTCTTCTTCATTAGCCATATTAACAAAGTCATTAAGATTCTTCTTTGCTGATTTAACTAGATTCTTAGCTGCATCTTCTAATTCTTTCTTACGAGTATCTTCAAATTCTTTAGCTTGTTCATTAGTAGTAATAATACGAGAACGATAATTATCTCTACGAATTTCATCAAGAAGTATCTGTCCCATATTATCCATATACTCTGAATTAATATTACGAACTTGTTTAGCAAGAGTACCAAGACTAAAGTCTTTACCTGCCTGTTTAAACAGAGCTACATCACTTTCATCAAGTTCTTCTATTTGTTTCTTGATTAAGTTGTTCTGTTCTTCGCTACCTTCTATTCCTAATGCAATATTCTCTACACTACGAACATTATCTAGAAACAGACTTTCCATAGGACTTAAACCTCTTCGTAAATCTGTAACCTTAGATTCAATTATTCGCGATAAATCAAGATACTGACTAGCTTGCGCTCTATCTAAAGGATTGTTACTATTCTTTAGACTATTATAAGTAGACATTACTTCTCTACGATACTGTTCTAATATACCTAATTGCATACGATTCTTAGCCATTGGGTCAAGAACTTCATTAATAGCCGATATGCTATTCTCTAATTGAGATTGAATAGTATTAAGTCTTTCTACTCGTTTATTTAATAAGTCCGCTTCTTGTGCATTAACTATATTCTCTGATATAGCAACATCTAGTAAAGCATCATCAATATTAGCACTTCGTAATGCAGTAGAATAATTAACGTATCTATCAAGAACAGTACGCATAGTTTTCTTTAATTCTTGCGTATCTCTATCGTATTCAACATCATCTACAAGACCTGAATCAACTAGTTTCTTCTTTAGTCTAGGGTCTTCAATATAATCTTCAAGTAGTTCATAATTACCTGAACGAATAGCATTTAAAGTAAGAGTAGTAGTAAACTTCTCTTTAGCAGCAGCACGTAAATCTTCTTGTTCTTCGGGACTAATCTTAGCATAACGAGTAGTACCAACTGTTGGGTCTTGACTAACAGTACCGTCATCTAAATAAGTAATAGGATTACCATTAGCATCACGTTCTATTTGATATGGATTTTCACCATTATCAATAATCTGTATCTGACGAGCATACTCATTGAATACCTGTTCACGACCATTTATTTCAGCAATACGTTGTTTCTCTTCTATATTACCACCTTTACGATTATTAATGGCTGACATAGTACCACCAAAAGTAATACCGCCAATAACTCCCCAAAGTGCAGCATTGTATAATTGAGGATTCTGCAAGTACTTCTCTATTCTATCCATAGATACAGCACCATTATATTGTTCAGCTTGACCTAATAGGTAACGACCATATAAAGTACCTTCTTCTTGACCTATAAAGTTAATAGCTTCTTCAATACCTTCGGTTAATTCAGATAATAGTAGATTCTCACTAGAATTAACAAAGCGATTTATTTTACCTGCAAAATCTTTAATAGTACCTTTTGCCGCTTGACCTAAAGTTTGACTAGCAGATTCAACACCAGTAGAAGCTATTCTATCGAGAGCTTGATTCTGTGAATAACGAATACGTGGAGTAATAGCACGATTGACTTGTCCTATTGCTTTATTAACAGCACGTAACTGCATGAAATCAAAGAATACGTTACCTGCGTTATAACCAAAGTTTCGCATAGCTGCTTTATCTGCAACTATAAGAGCGGCTTCTTCTTTAGTTCTACCTTTAGTCTCATTTGCAATATCGGGATTATTATCTAACCAATTCTGAAACTCTTCGTCAGACATTCCAGTAAATAACGACAATGCTTCTCCTTCTATTTGTTCCGCAACTCCACGAGCTTCTTGATAGTTCTCACCAAGACGCATACCAATAGCAGTAATACCGTCATTAGCTAATATCTTTAATCTATTAGCACGATATACATTATCTAATTTAGTAGCCTTCTTTGCCCAATTCATTGCACGACTTACTTTAGAACTATTACGTCCTAATGCTGCAACTCCTTTACCAACAGCTCCAACTCCTTTAGTTAATAAAGTACCAGGAATCATTAAAGATAGAGAACTAGCAATACTTGGAACTTGACTAAAGAACCAACCTGAAAAATCATTCATATCAAATGCTTTATCAGGATTCTCACGATATATAGGAAATAAATCATCACGAACATAATCAGATATAGCATCGCCTGCTCTAGTAATAGGATTACTAAATGGTTTATCGTCCCATAATCCAGCAGTAGCTAAATCTACTAACATACCAATACCACCAACAGTATCTCCTATAACTGTTCCAATAGTTTGACCTAATGCGTTACCTGCTTGTTTCCAAGCCGATTGATTCTTAGCACGAAGAGTTTCTAATTCTTCTCTACTTTGATAACGATTAGGTTCAGCACCATACTTAGCTAAAGAATGATAATCTTCCTCTGTTCCAGTAAAGACTTCTTTACCACTAAGATTACGAAACATGAAGTCGCCTTGTGCAGCTACATCAGGTTTATATTTAGTAACAGTAGGAACATCATTAGCTATATTAACAGAATTAGCCCCACTAGTTAGTGGAGCTTTTTCTACTGATATATCATCAAATATATTTGGCATAACTTAGTTCATTAAATCGTTCATTTGATTAAGTATCACTTGACTAGGGGATTCACCAGTAAGTCCTGAATACATTCGATTAAAGAATTGAAATACTTGTCTCTTAGTATCTATATCTAATTCATTTAGATTACCAGTAGCACCTGCCATTATCATAGCCTTCTGCATAAGCGGACGAGCAATCACTTGTTGCTCTTCTATGGGGGAATTTGCAATAGAACCATTTCTAGCACTAATCAAATCTATATCTTCTTTAACAGGAGCAAGAACAGCATTAGCTTGATTGTTTTGAAGCATACGTTCAAATAACTCACTTTCAGTAATTTTAATTACAGGAGAATCACTAGCATCGAGTATTTGATACAGGTTGCCATCAGTAACAGCTGAATAACTACCGTCTCCAAATTCACTATCTGATAAACGATAACCTCTTTTAAGAGCGTTATTGTACTTAATAGAATTAAGAGTGTCCCATGCTTTAACAGCAGGCAAAGATTTAAATCTCTCTATCTCATCATTAAGTACAGCACCTGTAATCATATAGTCTCCGGCTACTGCGTTCTGTATTCTATCTTCCATATCAGAATCAGGATTCTTACCAACATTCTTACCTGTCTTTACAGTATAAGGAATATTTAAGAATATACCATATTCACCAGTAGAAGCAGAACTACACCAACCGTTATTAATATTCTTCTTCTTAATTTGTGCTTGAATAGTTTGCATGATAGCATCTCTATCTCTACTATCTTCAACAACTTCAAGAACTCCTTCTTCATTACGTTTCTTAATAACTATACTTCCTGGATTAGCAATACTAACCATATTCATAACCCGTTCATTATAGTCTTTTAGTTGTTCAGATTCAAAGCCCTGACCTAAAGCAACAACATGAGGCGGTAAGTCAAATACTGCTAAGTCTACATAAGTAGGAGGAAGGGTTTTAGATACTCTTTCAGTCGCAGCATTAGATATTTGTGCAGCTTTCTCATATACATAAGCTATTGAGTTTTTATCACTTCCAGCAGTTGTTATCTCTCCACGACCAAGTGCTCTAAAGCCAGCCATAAATGCAGTGACTTTACTACCATAATATTTATTACCATGATAGACTTCATCAGCCCTAGTAAATGATTTAGGTTCTACACCTTCATTAGTAAATCCAATAGGATTAACTTTTAATACTTCACTTATTTCAGGAGCTAAACGAGTATAAGCATCTTTACTAATACGAATATATTCTTTATCTCCTATTTTAGAGAATGATACATCTTGTCTAGTAAGACCCATATCAACTCTTAGTTTAGATATAATAGCAGCCTTACTAGCTTCGTTAATAGGATTAACAAGAACTGTATCGAAACTATTACCTTTCGAATCTGTGAATAACTTGTTCATTCTATTAGCATATTCACGTTGCATAGGATTATTAGTATCTGCCATATTTCCATTACTAAGTCTCTTACCTAAGAAATCAGATGCAAACTGTTCATCTTGTGTAAGATGTCCTTTCATAGCATCTAATCTATTATTAGCGTTATTAATACCACTATAATAATTATATGCTTCATTCAATGCTTGCTTCTTAGCTGTATCAGACAGATTGCTATTATTAGCAATACTTGACCTTAATTGAGCATACGCTTTATCTAATGGAACAGATTTAGATATTCCATAAGTAGCAAACATATTGGCTAATTGACTATTAAGTGTATTCAATTGTGACGCAACCTTAGCAGGAGTATCAGGTTCTACTTTCTCTTTACCACCAACTGTTTGCATAGAAGGTAATAATTCAGGTTCTTTACCAGTCTTAGGTTTAGCAGCAGCTTTACGTGCGGCAGCTAATAGATTAAATCCTAATTCAGGACTAATTCTACTTTCAGTTCTACGATAAGCAGAAGCAGCATATCTAGGAGCAAATAGATTCTCTTCAAATTCTCTCTGTGACATAATAGTTCCATCAGGCTTAGTAACAAGATTGTTCTTATTACCTTTATTGGCTTTCCAAACATTTACTTTATAGTCTTGTTCGAGAGAAGCACGAGCACCAGGAGTTTCATTTAATGCAGCTTCAAATGCAGCACGTATCTTCTCCTTAGATAACTGTTGAATACCACCGGAAGTTTTAAGGTAAGGAACATCACCAGCAGCAATATTTCCTTGACCTTCTTTAAGATTACCTTCTGCATCACCCCATACTAGCTGTTCACCTGAACTAGAATCAACACCAACAGTAGACAATACTTTCTGATATAAAGTATTATAATCTATTTGTTCAACAGGACGATAATTAGGTTTGAATTGATTACCGCCTATTACTTTACCTGTTTCATCTATTTGGTCTTGATAATTATATTTGTTCTGTTCCAATGTATAAGCCTTAACATCTCCATCATAAGCATCACTATTAGTAACTTCGTCTTGGAACTTTTTAAACTCTTGTTGATAACGCTCACGACCAATAAGTCCTGGATTACTAGCAACTTCTCCGGCTAATCTTCTTGCAGTAGTCAATGCAGTAGCATAACTACCTTCTTGAGCACTTGCTTCTATTTGAGCATTAACATCTCTCGAATATTTATCGAGCCACTCATTTTCAGCTTCGTTTAATTGCTTATTAGCAAGAAACGTTTTAATCTGATTACTAGTTTCAATAGCAGTATCATGTTTCTGTTGTAGAGTATTTAACGTACTATTGTAAACATCTAAAGGAGCGGCAACCCGCTCCCTCTTTTGATAACCAGCTGTTCTAATATCTATCGGCATAGTTATATTATTTATAGTTAAGCAATCTTTTTCTTACCACCACATCTGAATAGACTACTACGTACTTTACTCAATCTACCTTTATTCTTATCCATCAATTTTAAGAATAATTCCATTTGTTCAGGATTTGCAGACATTATAGCAGCAGTAGCATTTTCTTCTGAACGTCTCTTATCCATACCTAATTGATAATCTCTAACCGCACTAGTAAGACCTTCAATTATATTAGTACGATTATTAGCCCTTGCTTGAATCTTTTCGTTTTCGGTTTGAGTAACTGCATTATCATAAGCGTTTAATACTTGATTGTTTGCAGCTTCTACTCCTTGACGATTAAGAGCAGAACGATTGAGAAGGTCTGTCTCAACATTCTCTTTCATTCCTCTTAACTTATTACGTTCAATAACTCCTCGATTAGCTAAAGATTGAATACGAGCAATCTTTCCTGACGAACTAGAAGTATTAGAATCAATAATTCTAGCCATATTTCTTTCAGAATCTCGACTTTCAGCTAATTGTGGATTTATATTATAAGTAGTTCTCATCCTTGCAGGAATTATAGTTCTAGGTCTAGTAGGAGCTTGAATATTATTAATACTGTTCTTATTAGTAACACCGCTTATAATATTGCCTAATGCTCCGATACCGGCACTAATAGCTTCTCCGCCTATACCACTCATAAAGTTTCCAAATCTACTAGATTTAGATAACGGACTAGTACTAGAACTAATAGAAGCTCCAACAGGCTTACTTGGAACTACACTATTAGTCTTAACAGAATTCATATTAGCTTTAGTCAAAGCATTAGGAGCAAAACTACTACTATAATCCTTTTCTAAACCAAAGTTATTATAGTTATCCTTTAATAATCTTGTTCTAGAACCAAGAACTGATTTCTTCAATTCAGGATATTTCTTATATACCTTAGCTCTAACATCAGAACGACCATGAAGTCCAGCTAATCTAAGAGCATCACGAGCATCAGCTTTAGTAGGAATAGGATAACTACGACCACCGCCTGCAAAGTCTTTAGACTTAACACTAGGATAAGGTTTCTTATCTGAACCGTAATCTTTCTTACGAGATAATCCTCCTAGCTTTTTCTTACCAGTTATTGTTCTCATATTTCTTTTCTTTTTAGTACCGTCATCATTAAGACCATTTTTATCTTTAAATGACTCTTGAGCATTAAATACTTTAGAAGGCTTAACACCTTTCTGAACTAATTCAGCCGGACTATTACCATTAAGTATAGGTTGAGCACTGAATACTTTAAGTTGCTTAGGAGTAACTTGCACTACTTCACCGCCTTCAGCTTCAACACCTGTCTTACCTGCATCAATAACAATACCTCCAGTATTGTGTTTACGTCCTTTAAGAAGAAATGAATCTTTCTTAATAGGAATAGCTGTACCACCCTCGACAATACGCGCTTTCACTCCTTTATGGGGGAAGGTTCTTACCTTCCCACCCTTAGATAAGTATTGGCTTAAGAACTGTGACTTCTCTTCTTCGGACATCATGTTCTCATTTTGAGCACTAGCTAAAGCCTGATTGTCTTGTAGGTTTTGAAGACGCTCTTGTCTTAACCTTTCGGCTTGTTCAGCTTTCTTCTTCTTACGATTACCTATGATACCGCTAATAATATTAGTACCAACAGAAATCGCAGCACCTATAAATGCTTTAGGTCTTTGTTCATTAATACGTTTCATTATTCTCTGTATTTATTAACATAACATTCAATCTTCTTAATCTCTATCTTAGCTGTTCCATCATTAATTACAAAACGCACACCTAGATATTTACCATTAATAAGATTGGATTTAAATGGTTCGTAGTTCTTATCAACATCAACAGTCAACTTACCAGTAAGTCTATCTATTGGATAATTAGTAACTACTTCGTTTAAAACACTACGGAAATAATTATAATTCCATTTACCATGTTCATAATAAGGTTTAGCCGTATCGAAAGTATTACGTTCATTAACAGTAATATCTTCAAGTCTACTTATCGAAGTATTACTAAACAATAGTATCTTATTACCTGCAAAGTTAATGTCGTTAGCTTTATATAAGTCATAACTTATGTAGTTAAGTACTTTAATAGTATCGTATTCAAGATTGAATAATACATCGACTACCATAGTATTATTATTGTCTCCTACATAGAAAGGATTCTTATTATCGGCTATCTCAAAGTCTTTATATTTAAGATAACTCAAAGGCTTTACGAATCCTAATTGACCTATAATATTCTTCTTGTTGAAGGAACTAATATACAAATTAGTTTTTGTATTATAAAATCCTCTACATAAATAAGTATGTACACTTATCCAAGTATTAGTGACGAAATTGTAACTAATGGTAAAGTCTGAAACATCCCCCATAAAGGAGCAAATCAACCGATTATTCTCCTTATCCATTCCCATTAGTATTTGAGTATTACTAGTTAAATACTCGTCTAATATAGACTGTACTCCGTCACCTAAGTCATTTAAATTCTTCTCATCAAATCTATATAACCTCTTCTTACTTCTGTCTAAGAATATATAGCCGGCTTCATTACATACGTATGCTTCAAAATCTTGTAGACCACCATATCCTTTTTCACTAGTAAACACCTCTTGATAATCAATATCAAAAACATCAGGCATTAACATTTGAACATCTTTATCTTTAGTATAAAGCGTATTATCTCTATTAAAGATAAACATTGAATGTTCGCAATGAGCTATAAGATAAGTGCCAATACCAATAACGTTAATGATATCACCTTTATTTTCGCTAATTATCTTATAAGCATTAGGTCTAAATATTCGCCATTTATTCTCTACTGATTCATCACTAATAACATCGCTTCTACGAATAGTTTGACAGTATTCTGTAACAAAGTTACTATATAATAATTCATTATAATTAATGAATTTCTTACCTGCATAATCAAGATACATACTACTTATTTCAAATGTATCATTGATAGTAGTAGGTAATAGATGAATCATACGAACATTCTGAACGAAAGAATTATTATCAGTATGAATAGTATAGTATCTTTCATCAGGAGCTGTTTTAATAGTTTTAGCAAATAATGGATATAGCGAATAATAATTAAGAATTATTCTACTTATAGGAGTATTACCTACTCTTTCACTATCCCAATGTACTCTAGGAAAATTAGGATAAAGATTAGTATTATCCGTAGCCTTCTTAGGTATTGGGTCAGTAGTATCATAATATACACCATTACGATTAAAGGCATAAACACATGCTGTCATAAAGTAATAATTATAATTATAGATATAATCTTCATAACCATAATTATAAGTATCTCCTGTTGGATTAACATACTTAATATAGCCAAGTGGAATAAGGTCTTTATTCTCCGACATATATAAGTTATCACTTATATTAAGTAATAAGCTATTTACATAAGCTCTACCATTTGCAGTATAGAATCCTAACTTTAATGACTTATTCAAAACAAGATTAACAACAGCTTCTCTACCTGCATTATTATCATCTTTGCTATCAGCCATTATAATAGTAGAGCTTTTAACAGCTCTAATATCTCCAAATTCTTCTGAAGGACGAGATTGATTAAAATCAGTATCACTACTATAATAGTCAGTAAACATAGGACCTTTATAAGCATTACCCATAGTATAACGACTATCGGTAATAAATATATTACCAGCGCCTGACTTCTTTATAATATCAAATTCAGGATAATAGAAACGAATATTATTAACTTGTTCATTAAATGCAGTATTAAAATCATCATCTCTACGTACAGGAACACCTTCACTAACTAATATAGGTTCTGTCTTTTCATAAGATATAAAATATCCTACGAACTCTTTTCTCATAGGTATGTTGTCAAATAAGAATTCTATCCGATGAATTCCTCTGTAACTAGGATTTCTAGTTCCTCTAAACATACGATTGCCATTATTGTTTTTATAAAGAGCAATACCATTAGAATTATATTTAGGAAATATATTACAGAATCTTACATTACTAATGCTATCAAATATATTAACTACATCATGTGCATTATTAGTATTAATATTACCATATTGACTTTTATAAGCATCAAACTTAGTCTTAATATCAGATATTAGAGTGTCTTCATTTATATCCATTGTTAGCGGAGTATTACCTTCATTAGCTGTACCTAAACTAATAGTCTCTGAATAACTCATAGTATTAGGAATATTAATACCGTCAGTAATATTACCATTAGGATATACATAATGTACAAAGAAGTTATATACACATTGATTAATTGCATACTTAGCACTATCTGAATAAAATTCTGTATCTTCAGGTTTAGTTTCACTATCCAATATCTTAGGAGAAGCAAATCCGAAAGCATAAGTAATATAACCTCCTTCAGGACCACTAACACGAAGTTCTTTATACTTATCATTATTATGCAGTTCAAGGAACTCGCTACCACTAGAACGAATACCACCTTCGCTTATTGCTAATACATTGTCTTTACCAAAAGTAGGAATATCAAGAAGTAAACCGTCATAATTACTAATTCTGTCAAGATTGAACTTCTTATTTTTTTGGAAACAAATATATAAGTCACCTAATACTCCTTCATAGACTTTAGTACTTTCAGCACTTATTCTATCATAAATAGTATAATGTTCATTACCTGTGTAATCATAACTAGAAACAGTTCTCAGATAATTTATAAATGGAATAACTATCATGAACTCTTTTTCAGCAGTTATAATAGTTTGATTACCTTCTTCTACTGTTTCTTTAATATAACCAATAGGATAGGCTTTTAAGTCAGTAAATGTTTTAGTAGAACCTAAATCAGCACTAAGACTACTTATAGTATTAAAATCAACAGTATAACTTTCATTAATATCGAAATCATCATCTGTTGGTTCTCTATCTACTTTCCATTTATATACTGTTTCATGTATTCCTTCAATTTCATTTATTAAGTCTTGTGTAGACTTATTTTCATTATTGAAATTAACAGATAGGTTAGGAAATAATTCATTTATTGTATGTCTACTAGTTTCACCTTCACTATTAACAATTAAAATAGCATCTTCTCTACGATGCCAATAACTATCGTCTAATCTACTATATTTAGTAGCAAACATAAACTTATTCTTAGATACATCATATGCAATTCTAAGTTTATCTCCTTCGGTTAATCCTCCTTCAGCTTGTGTCTTAACATCATTTATTGCTCCCGTAGGATTAATTGTTTCATATTCATCAATAGTATATATAGTTGAATTAGGAAACTTAGCTTTAATAATATCTAATACTCCTCCATAGTCCACATAAGCTGTTTGAAAAGAACGTCTAAATTTCATTCCTTTATCAACAGGACTTCCAGTAGACATATCGTATATTTTATAATAAAAGTCAACAGGATTATAACGGTCGTATTTTAATTTATATGTTTCTTCCCCAATAGTAACATCTCCTAAGTAAAACCACATAGGTTCGATAATTTCTCTAGTATCTATATTTAAGTCAAATTCTTCAATTGATACTACTTTAAAGTCAGTATTAAACTCTCTTTGAATATTAGGAGCACTATAAGAAGTACTAGTAAACAAATCATTAGTACGTCCATATCTTACATAAGGATGACTTACAAATCCTAAATTTACTATACTAGAATATTTATCAGGATATATATCATCATAGTAAGTACTTCCGTATCTACTAAATTCTAGTATATACCAATCTTTATCATCGGGTTTAACAACTACGGCAGTAGCAGCTTCATATAGATTATCTGTATTTTGATAAGAAACGTAGAATGGAGTAGAATGACTATCGTAACCACTATCTTTATAGAAAGCTCTAATAAAGTCTTGAGATGAAATCATTAAACAATAAGTACCATAACTATTCTTACCAATACGAGTAAGAAAGAACTTTCTAGTAACTTCTTTATATTCACTACCGTCACCATAAGCACGTCCTTTAATAGTTACTACATATCCTTTGCTAATATCAAATGTTCTAGGATTATTAACTATTGACGAAGTTGCAGCTCTAGTAACACTACGTCTCATTATAGATTTATTTCCGATAAAATCTTTAACTCGAACTTGTATATTACTAGTATCAATAGAACTTACAAGACTATTAATGTTTTCTTCCTTATAGTTAGCTACATACAATCTATTGTTATAGTTACATAAGGTTTTTACATTATATAAATTAAAGAAAGAACTAGTAATATCATCTAGACTAAATGTTTCGTTATAAACATCGTCTATCGTGATTCTACTAGTTTTAATATCTATATCAGAAGTATTATATACTTTAGTATCTCCCTTTTGAGTATTAATTATATAACCTATTTGATAAGCTGTATAATTAAGACCTGAATTATCTATTTGTAACCCTAGTTCGATATTTAAGTTTACCTTTTCAGTATTTAGATTAGTATCTTCTTTAAAAGTAAAGTTTCCTATCTTATAGTTAACAGGGAGATTACCGCTACTGTCGTCATAACCAAAACTATTATCTTCGATAGTAGTTTGATTTCCTTTATCCCATACTAATACAGGAGTTCCAATAGGAAACCAACCAGTATAATCGCTTCCTTCTTTATATCTAATAAAGAAATTATATATTCCTTTATAGATAGCACTACCTGATACTAACTTGGAGTTATTAAGATTAGTCTTAGGGATATTAGGAACTAACGTATATTTAATATCGCTTCCACCTTCTAGGTAATTAGGTTTATTAAGATTAATTATCTTTAATGGAACTTCTTCATCAGAATTAAGTTCAGTAATAGCAACAATTAATTCATTATTTACATTATAGGTATATGTACCTATAACTTTACCGCCTTGATAATTCCAATTAGTGGTAACTTCCGTAATAGCTTTAGTAGATTCTTTATATCTTCTAATCTTACTATTATTAGTAAAGATAACTATTTCATTAGAGCAAGAGATAACACCAACTATCTCTTCATTTTCACTTAATGTTATAATTGTCTCGATTGACTGTTCGTTCTGAATAGAATTACCGTCACGAGAAACCATAGCATTAACAGCATGGGTCATTGAACCATTCTTAATGGATTCGTAACCTCCGTCTTTGTTTAACTCTTTAACTATCTCCATTAGTCTCTAGGTCTAAATGTTGCATTATAAAAGAATGATGCCCAACCTTTATGAGAATTAGCATCTTGATTTTCATTAATAACAGAAGCTCTTGCTCTGTCACGAGAATCTCTCCATAATAAATATGGATTAACTGGCATGGCACCTTGTAGAGAATATACTTGATGTTTAAGTCCTCTACTTAGTAACTTCCACATACAAAACCATTCAAGAGCTTCGATAAGTTTTCCGTTATCAGGTATAACAGGAATATTACAATGAAAAGTATCACTATATACAGTCTTAACTGTAAGATAGGATACTTTAACAACATCTGTATCAAAGTTTAATTGAATAGCATTAGCGTCACGAAGATAAACGTAATTACGTCCTTCATAGCTTTCAGGGTCTACTTCAACAGTACGCTTACTTTCTCGTTCCCTAGATTTCTCTCGGTCTTGAGTGAAGTATTCAGTAGTACCTGAAGAGCAACCACAGTTTCCTTTCTTTATGGGGGAAACCTCACACCCGTCTGCATACACTTTAAATGCGTTCATACAACATGGGAAATAAGCAACTCTATCAACAACTTCAATAGTAGTTTCCTTTTCTTCATATTGAAGAATACCCATTTCATTCATAGCATCTATACACCAAGCACCAACTCTAGGTATATAATCGCTACTCATAATATTGAAATCATTATCAAGTCTTGCGATAATAGTTTCTATTGAAGATAGGTTTTTGTTCATTGTTTCTAATATATTTTTGAGTATAACTTGGGTCAAACTTAGAAATAAGAGAGACACGATTGTTAATATCAGTATCAAGATTTATTATATCTTCTACACTATGACATTTTGCAAGTAGTTCAGCATTTGTAACATTCATGTGATTATTTATACCACAAAACTTAAATACTGTCCTATTCTTAACTGCACCGTCAATCATAATAACTCTACAAGACCAATCCGAATTATTATAAGATATATATTTAACACCGTCATATTCCTCTCCTTTTGCAATAGCTTCAAGATGTTTCTTTTTATTATAAGGCGTAAGTCCTTTAATAATAAGTTCTTCTTTATTTCTTCTAGTTTCTACAAAGTTAATACGTTTTCTATGCTTAATAACTTTACCGTCAGCAGTAATATGTGATTCAGTTCTTTTTACTCTTTCTATAATAAGGCAACCTATTTTCTTCTCAAACTTATAAATCTTTCCTCTCAATACTTGCCTTCCTATTTCTCCAAAGAACAGGTAACAATACTTTTTGTATTGTTCTCTTGTAATTAACTTACGCTTCTTTAATACATCTTGTCTTATCTCACAATCTTTTATCTTACGAAGCACTCTAAAGTATTGCTTTAGATTACGGTAAAGATTACCATATCTTAATTGTTTTACATCCGTAAACTTAACATACTTCTCATCTATGGCTTTCTCCATTTTTTGATTAGTATCTAACTCATCTGTATTCCATTCCCAGTAGTTATATACACATACATCAAATATGGCTTCAACAGCATTTCTATTTTGTTCAATAGAGTATTTAATTCGATAAAGCAAAGATTTATATCTGACTATATTGTGAGACACAAGGTCGTACTCCTCTTCACTTGTCTCTATAAAATGTGTATACATATTACGTATGTCATATCTATCTATTGCATTTACTTTCATACTTCTATCTGTTGTTGGTTTATATCATCTTTAACTGGAACTTCATTAGTTACTCTCTCAACATTAAGTAGATTACGTTTATAGATTACATCTTTAATACGTTCTACCATATCTTCAGGAATAATAAATTCATCATCATTATCAATACTTGATTCCATTTTTTCATTAGTTTCAATTGGAATTTCAGTAGGTATCTCAAACGGAGATTCAATGATAATATGACCTAATGGTTCAATAAGTGGATTACCATTACTATTAACATATAAATAACCATTGATATAATCATAACTTAAACTGGTACACATTCCTGGAAGAGCTTTATAAAATTGAGCATTTGCTTCCTTAATAAATGGAATAGCCATATTATCATATCCAACAGTACGAACACTAACAAATGGTAAATTGTTATCAAGACGAACTGGTCTAGGAACTCTATTCTTACTTCTCTTAACTTTATACTTAGTACTAACAAGAGTTTGGAATATATCTCCGTCAGGAACATTAATTAGACTTATCCTGTATCTTTGCATTAATATCTTATCGACATTAGCGTAACGTTGATAAGTCTGACGTATCTGTTCATTGAACGTATGAATAACTGCACTACGAATAGTACGTCTCGCAGTAAAGTTATTCGGCTGATGAATAGCATGAGCTATTTCAGATACAATTTGATTTAACGAACTCATATCACTATTATTTTGAATTAGTATTATAACAAATATAGTTATTATATTGGTATCGACAAGACTTTTACTAATAATTTTAATTCAGCACTTCTATCTAGCTTGCTAGCTAGCTTACAGACATTCGCGTTGTAAACATTTTTATACAAGTGACACATTTTAAGACCCGTGGTGGCACGCAATACTGTCGGATAATAGTAAGTTAAGGAAAGGTACTAAAGTCCTATGGTGAGCTTCTATGAAAGCGTAGGAAGGTGGGACATACTTTTATTCCCCCATAAAGGAGCGTGTATACTGAAAGAGCCGACTATCTCTAGTCGACTCTCACTTGTTAATCTTACTAATAGTACTTACTTTGGATATTGATTAGGTTCATTATCTTCAACTTCTATAAACTTTCGATAGTCTATATTGAAGAACGCCAATATTGGCTTCATAATCCAGCTCCAAAATACGAAGCTAAGAATAATAGAATTAAGTACTACCTTAACATCTCCTAGCTTTAATGAGAAGTATATTACTCCCATTATTAAAGCACATACTAGAGTTATTACTCTTTTATTCCAAGTACTTACTACTTTGTTTCCATTAAGTTTGTCAACTAATTTAATTACTAGATATGCTAGCACATTTACACAGATTACAAACGCAAAATCAAAACTAGTAGCCGTAGTACGTAGAATCTCACTAAGTATATTCCCGAAGTCCATATTACAGCAAGAATAACAAAGTACCAAGAATAACAGTTAACAACACACCTCCTACTCTTATGTAGGTAACAACTTTTGCAGGAAGAACACTAGTAGCTTCTTTCCATACAAATGCTATAATAGTAATGGCTATTACAGCAACAAGCAACACTTTCATTAAGATTCCCATAAGCATTAAGTTTTATATTACACGGCAAATATAAAACTTTATTTTAAAAAGAAAAGAGAGACTACTATTATTTAGTAATCTCTCTTTAGGAATATAACAGAACTTGTATTACTTCAACTCGTTGAAATACTTCCAGAGTTTATCTTCTCCAAAATCAACGTCATCAAACCAAAAGTCGATAGCACTCTCGAATATCATATCGTCAAAGTTTCCTTTACCGAACCACTTCTCGAATAACTTACAGTAGTCGTGATATTGAGCATTGATAGCTACATATACATCAGCAACTTCTATATCTTCTTCTAGTTTATCTTTGAATTTATTACAAACTTCGTGGGCTTTTTGCATATCGTATTTTTCACCGATATATTTCTTACCGTCTTTGACATGGTACATTTCATCAACAGTTTGCTTAGCTTCCTGTTTATTGAAGTGTTCATCACCATATTCATAACGTTCATCTTCACCTACTCCGAGCATCCGCATAAGAAGCATACGTTCATCATCATCGTATCCTCTACGATGTTCATCGTATCCTCTACGCTCGTCTTCTTCGTAGTTATCGTAAGTCCTATATCCAATACGATTCATCATTCCTCTTCCGCGACCGCCACGACCGCTTCTTCCACGACCGCCACGAGCAAGGAAATCATTAATTCGTTCGTACATTCTATCTCTCCGAGAACGAGCACGAACATCATGGTCTGTCTCGTATGGTACTTCTCTCATAATATTACTTAGTTAATAATTGTCTGAATGTTTCCAAATCAGACTGGTTGAACATAATTCCTTTATTAATAAAAGGAATAGAAATAGTTATGTTACCATTAGAAATGTTACCATTACCAAGAACAGGAATATTAAAATCAAAGTTAGGAATAGATTTGATTATTTCAATCTCTTCATCAACAATACCTTCAATATCAATCTTACCGTCTTTAGCAATAGCGTTTATAAACTTATCAAAACTATCAATGTTATTAATAATTGCACGTTTAGCCAAAGGCTTAACTAACTTAATAGCCGGATTGGATTCGCCAAGAACATCAATCTGATTAACAATATAATCTTGCAGCTTTTGTTTTACTACACTTACTTCTATCATTATTTCATAGTTTTAATAAATTCATCATAAGTCAAAGAAGGATTCTTTGCACTAGCTTCTTTAAAAGCATTAAACAATTGCATCTCTCTTTGAGACATTTCTATAATACTAGTTTTTAGATTCTTAACCAATTTCAGCTATA